TATGACAGTATCAAGCACAACAGTAAAAAGCACAGCATCAGGTGATGGTAGTACAACAAATTTTACTTATTCATTTAAGATTTTTGCGGAAACAGATTTAAAAGTAATTATTAGATCGTCAACAGGAACTGAAACTATCAAAATATTAGCTACTCATTATACAGTATCTGGTGTTGGAGATGCTAGTGGAGGTTCAATTACTTTCACGTCTGGCAATGTTCCAACAAATACTCAAACAGTAGTTATTAAAAGAGAAGTTCCGCAAACTCAAGCGATAGATTATATCGCTAATGATCCATTCCCTGCGGAATCACACGAAGAGGGTTTGGATCGTGCAACTATGACTATCCAACAGATGCAAGAGGCACTAGACAGATCATTTAAAGTATCTGCAACTAACCAAATTGATACACCAGAATTTACAGATAATGCTGCTACAAGAGCATCTAAAACTTTAGGATTTGACAGTACAGGTCAAAAATTAACAACAGTTGCAGACTTTCTACCGGCAGGTGGAGATAGTGCAATGTTTCAATACTCAACAACAACAGGAGACGCAGATCCCGGAGCAGGAAAATTTAGATTAAACAACGCAACAATTTCTAGTGTAACAGCAATGTTTATTGATGATTTAGAATTTAATGGCACAGATGTTTCAGCATGGATTCAATCATGGGATGATGTTGTAGGTAACGATACTAACAGAGGAAGAATAAGAATTTCAAAAGCAAATACATTAGATACTTGGATGGTATTTAAAGTTACTGGTGCAATTACAGATGCTAATGGTTATTCAAAAATTACTTTAGTTTATATTGATAGTGCTGGTACTTTTGCTAACAACGATAAAACATTTGTTTCTTTTGTAGCATCTGGAGAAGATGGTTCAATACCCGGATATTTTTATAAGTTTGATACATCTACAACTACTGGAGACCCCGGTGCTGGAGAAATAAGATTTAACAATGGTACATATGCTTCTGCTACAGAAATTTATATAGATGATGCTGACGCAAATGGTGTAACTGTTTCTACAGATATTTTAACTTGGGATGATTCAACATCTACTATTAGAGGTTATCTAATGATCTACGATATTAACGATAGATCAACTTATGCAAGGTTTAAAATTACAGGTGCCTCTACCGCTTCTAGTGGTTTTGTAAAATTAGCAGTAGCTCATTTAGCATCTAATAATACTTTTAGTGCAGCTGACGAACTATCTATTACTTTTGTAAGAAATGGTGATACTGGAAATACTGGTTCACAAGGTACTCAAGGTAATACAGGAAATACAGGTTCTACTGGAGCTGCTGGTACAAACTCACAACTTTCAATGACTTGGAACAGCTCAACTTCTGATGCTGATCCGGGAGCAGGTAAAGTAGCTTTTAACAATGGAACTGTAAGTTCAGTTTCTATTTTATATGTAGATGATGCAGAAGATGGTGGAGCTGATATATCTTCTTTTGTTCAAAGTTGGGATGATGTATCTAATGGAGCTGCAAGAGGAATTTTAACTATTACTAAAGAAGGTACACCAGCTACTTTTGCTTTATTTAAAGTAACAGGAGCTGTAACAGATGCAAATGGATATACTAAAGTTCCAGTAACTCATGTAGTTTCAAATGGAACATTCTCAAATACAAATGGTATTGGAGTACATTTTAGTTATTCTGGTGTTGATGGATCTGGTAATGTTTCAACAGATGGAACACAAACTTTAACAAATAAAACTTTAACTTCTCCTAAAATTGGAACAAAAATTTTAGATACTGCAGGAAATGAATTATTAAATCTTACTGCAACAAGTTCGGCAGTTAATGAACTTACATTAGCAAATGCCGCTACAGGAAACAAACCAACACTTACTGCATCTGGGGGTGATACTAATATTAGTGTAGCAATACTACCTAAAGGTAGTGGTCAAATAATAATAGATAATTTAACTTTTCCAGCAGCAGATGGATCAGCTAATCAAATTTTACAAACTAATGGTTCTGGTGCTTTATCTTTTGTAGATAACTCTGGTGGAACTTCTTGGATAGCAGCAGTTAAAACTGCAAACTTTACAGCAGCAGCTGGAGAAGGTTATTTTATAAATACAGCTGGTGGTGCTTTTGAAGTTGATTTACCCGGTTCTCCAAGTGTAGGAGATGAAATAGAGTTTGTTGATTTTTCAAGAAATTTTGCTACAGCTGCACTTACATTAGATCAAGGTTCAAATAAATTTCAAGGTTTTACATCTCCAAAAGCTATTTATAACACAAGTGGTGAAAATATTAAAATAGTTTATTCTGGGTCAACGCAAGGTTGGATTCCAGTTAGAGATGATGATGTAAGTTTTAAAGTAGCTCAATCTTATGCAGTAGATTTTTTATGTATCGCTGGTGGCGGTGGCGGTGGTGCTGATAGAGGTGGTGGAGGTGGAGCAGGAGGATATAGAAATTCTTTTGCAAGTGAAACTTCTGGTGGTGGTGGTTCATCTGAAACAGCTTTACAATTAGTTCCGGGAAATCAATACACAGTAACTGTAGGTGGTGTAGGTGCTGGTGCTGGTGTACCTAATCAAAAAGGAACGAGTGGAGTGAACAGTTCAGTAGCTGGTACAGGTATTACTACTTTAACTTCTGTTGGAGGAGGTGGTGGTGGTTCTGGATTTTCTGCACCTTTAACAACAGGTATATCTGGTGGTTCTGGTGGTGGTGGTGCTGGTAATGCTGCACCGGGTTCTGGTACATCTAATCAAGGTTTTAATGCAGAAGCTGCAAATCCAACTGGCTCAGGTGCTGGTGGTGCTGGAGAAGCTGGTGGAACTGATGGAAATGCTCATGCTGGAGATGGTTTAGCATCTGCGATCACTGGTTCTTCTGTTCTTAGAGGTGGTGGCGGTGGTGCAAATAGAGATGGTACTGATGGAGGAGATGGTGGAACTGGTGGTGGTGGAAAAGGTGGACAAACTAATCCCGGTGGAAATGCTTTATCTGGTTCGACTAATACTGGTGGTGGCGGTGGCGGTGGTGGTGGAAACTCTCCACAAAGAAATGGTGGTAATGGCGGAACAGGAGTAGTTATTTTATCTATGGCTGACGCAGATTACACAGGAACAGTATCTGGAAGTCCAACAGTAGCTACTGGAGTTAGTGGCAAAACAGTTTTAACATTTAACGCATCTGGGAGTTACACAGCATAATGGCACATTTTTGTAAATTAGGAATTGGAAACATAGTTGAACAAGTAGTTGTAGTATCAAACGATATTGCTACAAGTGAACAAGCTGGAGTAGATTTTTTAAATGATCTTTACAAAACTCCTTATGATATTTGGAAACAAACATCTTATAATACTAGAGGTAATGTTCATGCTTTAGGTGGAACACCTTTTAGAAAAAATTATGGTGCTGTGGGTTATTATTATGATCAAACAAAAGACGCATTTATGGAAAAAAAACCTTTTTCATCTTGGGTATTAAATGAAACAACTTGTCAATGGAATGCACCAGTTGCCTATCCAGATGATGATAAAGAGCATGATTGGAATGAACAAAATTTAAGTTGGGATTTGCGAGAATAAATATATACTATCTGTGTGGTGGATAGAAAAAAACAATCAAATAGTTTAAAAGACTATATATTACATTTAAATAATTGGATTCCCAAAAACATTTTAAATAAAACTATTAATGAATTATCTAAAGATAAAACTTGGGAACAACATACTTTTACAAATCAAAGAACATTAAAAAATCTTCCTTTAAATGGAAACAAAGAACTTGATGTTTCTAATGGTAATAATTTAACACACCTACAAGATTTACATGATTTAACATGGAAAGCATTAGAGAAATATATTCTTATTGATAAGTTAGGTGGTAAAGCATTTGATGGCTGGAATGGATTTAGTCAAATTAGATTTAATAGATATAACAAAAATCAAATTATGTCTAAACATTGTGATCATATTGTAAGTTTATTTACAGGAGATAGGAGAGGAATACCAGTTTTAAGTATTGTTGCTGTTTTAAATGAAGATTATAAAGGTGGTGAGTTCATAATGTTTGATGATTATGAAATAAAATTTAAAGCTGGAGATTTAATAATATTTCCATCTATATTTTTATATCCACATCTTGTTAAACCAGTTTTAAAAGGAACAAGGTATTCGTTTGTTTCTTGGTGTTATTAAATGAAAGAATCCTCAATACAAAACATATTTCCAACTCCAGTTTATATGACAAATATAGACAAAGAGTTTACAAAAAAAGAATTAGATTTTGTTTATAGTCAAAAAAAACATACTGTTAATAATGATGGTAATACAAGCACCATTGATAACTATATATTAAATAGAAAAGAACTAAAAAATATTAAAAAACTTATTAATATAGCTTGTCAGGATTATTTAGATAAAATTATATGTCCATCAAATGATTTACAACTTTATGTAACTCAATCTTGGTTAAATTTTACAGAACCTAATCAATTTCATCATAGACATGAACACCCTAATTCAGTAATTTCTGGAGTATTGTACTTAGATACTGATAAAAATAATGATACTATTAAATTTTTTAATCCAATTAAATATCAACAATTATTACCCGAAGTTAATAGTGATAAATATAACTTTTACAATTCTAGTTCTTGGTGGTTTCCTGTAGAAATTGGTCAGCTAATAATGTTTCCATCTTCAACAACTCATCAAGTAGATAATAAAAAAGGTTCTAACACTAGAATAAGTTTAGCTTTTAATACTTTTTACAAAGGTTCATTAGGAGTTAATAGAGAATTAACTGAATTAAAGTTATGAAATTTTTTGATTTAAAATCTTTTTATATTTTAACCGATATAAAAGAACACCAACAAAACAAAAATAAATTATTATCTTTAATAAATAAAATGAAATTATCTACCATAAATAATGGTAATGATGTTGTTTCAAAAACAGATTGGAATTTACCCAAAGAAACCAAAAGAGAATATATAAATTTTTTTTACAAAATGGTTACACCTTATATGAATGATATGGCTGTTAAATTAAAATGTAAATCTTGGGATATTTCAAATGCTTGGTATCAAGTTTATAAAGAACAAGACACTCATGGTTGGCATATCCACGAAAACAATAATTACACAAATGTTTATTATATAAATTTACCAGAAAAAAATATTAAAACCGAATTATATGATGTTAAAGATAATAAAGTTATAGATGAAATACAGATAGAAGAAGGTCAGTTATTTACTTTTCCAGCACATATTATTCATAGATCACCACCTAATACATCTAATAAAATAAAAACTATAATTTCTTTTAATTCTAATTTTACACAAATAAATTTAACATAAACACTATTGATACTATCATTTAAAATGATATAAACTTTCTGCAAGTGAGTATTTCCACACACACCAATATTCACTTGCTTAACTATGTATTAATATTATGAAATTTATTCTTATGCTTTCAGTATGTTCATTTGTTACAGGGGAATGTAAAGACCCAGTAAAGTACCAAGAAACTTTTGACACTTGGAAGGAATGTGCGATAGTAGCTTTAGATACAAGTATACAATATTTAGAACTTATGGATAAAGATACAGTAAATAAATTTAAATTATCAACGCAATACACTTGCACACAAGATAAAACAATCTAATGCCTAAAAATTCTGCAATAGATAGAATAGAATCACACGAAAAACTTTGTCGTATCATGCAGAAACAAACTCACGATAGAATGAAACAACTAGAAAATCAAATTACAAGAATAGAAAGACATATGTACTATGCTATGACAGCATTAATAGGTGGTATGTTTACAATTATAGTTATATTATTTC